CTACCTAGTTTGGCGATTCGTTCGCCAGCAAGTAACCCACCCCATATTCCGTGAGGTAGATTTTCTGTTTTCATTCCTTCTTGTAGACATCGTTCCCTTGCGGGACACGCATTACATTGTGCAATAGCGTAGTTGATACTGCTCACCAACTCTCTACGTCTAGCATTAGAAGGTCGACCATTGTCATTCTCAGGGAACCAATAATCTGCATTCGGGTCGTTCGTGCAGTTACCTACTAGCGGTTCACTCTTCATTCATCTCATCCCACATTCTATCAGGGTCTTCTTCTATGCATTCTCCATCTATGTCGTGGTCATAGCCACATTCGTCACAGTCGTCCATACCTAAAGCAGCAGGGTCTCCGCCCATCCACATTGGTTCACTCATTGTGTGTGCCACACCCCTTCTTTTTCATCAAAGACGTGCTTCTCAATCTCCCAATTAGCCTCATCCCAACGAAGTTTATTGGTCATTATCACACCAATTTTATCTATAAACTCCTGCATAATTGCTTCCGCTTGTCCCTTGCTGGTTGCTGTTATCTCCACAATGGAGATTGAAAGGTCGGCAGAATAATATTTATTCTCACTCATCTTCATCACCTCCAACAGCCTCATCAGAGTCATCTTCAATCATCTCTACCCATATATCTTCTATATCACTATGATACAGATTATTCTGCCACTCAATGGCAGCCTTCTTCTCTGCGTCATAATCATCTTGCGCATCTAACTTGAATCGGAATGTAACAGTAACAGTTGCATCATATTCTACATTGTCATCCATTATATCTATCCTCCAGTATTGAGTCTAGCACGTATTCGAACTCAGGTCTGTCTGCCATTTCAGGTGCGTCAGTATCCCAAATCACTTCGTATCCATAGTTCTCATCCCATATCAAACGCCCTGCGAATAACTTACGAGCGCCATTGACTAACTCAAAGTCTTTAGCCCACGCAGTTTCTCGTCGCATTCGTTGCTTGATACTGAATGACTCCAGCATCTCATCAACTGTTACTTCTCGAGTATCTTCTTCCCCTAGAAGCAATCGTGCATCTGCTATCTTTCTATCTGTATGATAATCATACGTATTTTCTGATGTGAGTAGGTGGATATAATCCAGCACTACTTCACGCACTTTTTCTGTATCCATCTCTACCCCCTGTTGTATGCTGGATAGTATACTGCAACTATCTCAGCGTTGTCAAGTTTTACAGCCCATTCAAGAGCCTCATCTACTGTCGGGAAAGTGCCATATCGCACAGTCCCTTCATCAGTAGTCGTTTCGGTAATGTAACCCATTACCCATATCCCCCATAAGGGTTCGTGTATCTTAATCTCCTTAGAAGTCGAAGTGCTTGTCATAATACCACGCATTCTGAGGTTTGTGTTGGTCGCGCATCCACTTGCTGTCGGCTGGCACGTAGCATAGGCAACTGTCGCCGTATGACCCTGTGCAGTCAAAGCAGGTGTAGCACATTTCGCAGTAGTAAGGGTTAGCATCCTCAAATGCTATTGTCCTACACGACGGACACTCGAAGTCTTCCAAGACTTCCGTATCTGTATGATTATCATACGCCAGCGCCGTCGCACTACTGGGCTTGATGTAACTCGACCACGTGGATGGCTTGTATGTATCGTTAGACCACCACATTCCTTCATTATCCCAAAACCCGATACTCTCGTTGATGATGTAGCATTGGTCATTAGCCTTCGGGTCAAGGGTAAGGATAGCAATCTTGTTGCCACTAGCCCACTTACTTACTATCTTCCATACATTGTCGTCGTCAAGGGCTTTGACACCACCAATCATTGGAAGTGTATCCTCTGCAAAGATACGCGTATCGCTACGCTTATCTGTTGCGTGGATTTCTATGTCGAGGATACCATTGTGCGCTAGATAGGTATCATCTCTACCGCCAACCTTGAAGGGGTGGCAGTTATCGTCATTCTTTACGCCGTGTGTTGCATATCTAGCGTGGAACATAGCGTAACTATTTGGGTATTCTTTACGAACATCTAAGAATTCTTTGATGATTTTCTTAGCAGACATACCCTTGCCTGTGATAATCTTATCACCAGCAATTACCGCGTAGCCAAATCCGTGTGGATTATTACACGAGGCACACTCTAAATCTTTTTTACGAGGAGTAGAGTTGGGAGAGCATACGACCAATAAGCACATAACCTATCCTATCTGTATGATTATCATACGTTTTGTAGTTGATTAGCAACCTTTGCTAACCGCACATTGAGTTCGGGATACAGTCCAGCATTGTCCTGTATGTATTGAGTAAAGTTGTTAGATGATAACGCACCTTCGCGTATATCTCTAACGGATAAGCCTCTAGTATACTCAACGCTGGCGTGCGCTAGGTCTATGAACGACTTGACTGTATCGGCATTGACGCTACTTCTAAAGATACGCATCTCTAAGGTAGCGTGGTTCTGTGTATTGACCGCAGAGTAGCGGTCACTATTACGAGAGTTCTCTAACTTATTCTTGAGGTTACGGCGTTGAGCCCATACCCTGTCGCCATCACCATCAACTTCTTTTACATAGTCAGTATGAGCATCATCAAACTTAGCCCAACGACTAGATGAACGACCCGCTACTGCTTCGTATAGTGTCTGATTATCATACACTAATCGTAAGAAGCGGTGCATATGTGAACCACCATTGAACCCCGCACGTGAGATGTGAATGTGCAGACCTGCGGTAGACGCATCCCACGCTTTCACCTTGATGCCTGACCTACTTCGTAAGGCTTCAAGAGTATCCCACAATTCTTTGGCTTCGTTCTTATAGAAATCGTGGGTCATAGGGTGCGTAACTATCTCAAAGCCACACATCAGAGAGCCATCACTCTTGAGATAGGCTAGGTCATACTGTTCTAGTCTGCTCGCATATTCTGCGGAGTCAGACCGATTTTGTCGTGCTTCTACTTCGATTTCCAACCCGAAGAATAAGCGTTCTTCCTTGTCTGTGGTGTGGAAGATAGGGTCAGGGCGGTAAGAGTAATCGTGGATTACCCGCGCATCATCTCCGCTATGCTCATCACAGTTGCTAGAGTAATATTCATCACAGTCTTCACAGTAGTAAGCATTACCTATACAATGCTCGCAATAAGAATTATTACTGTCCGATACGTAATAGTTATCACCTGTGTGATACTCATTACAATCATCACAATAATGTGCATTATTCTCGGTGCATCCGTTGCACCACATTTCATTTTGGTCTACGTGATACCAGTCGTCAGACTCCCAGCAAATGTCCTCACAATGCTCGCACATTCGCATACAACTTTCACAACTCACATCTCCTGAATAAGAGATGTGATACGTATTATCTTCATCAACTTCGGTCATACAAGATGAGCAAGTTATGTCAGATAATACTTCGTCTGCATCCATAATCTATCCTTTCGATTGACTCTCGTATGATTATCATACAAGAGGTGGTGCTATTCAGTTGTAGGTATAACCTTACACTAACGCCTGACGTAAGTCAAGTATCGCGTCAGCAATTTTTGAGCGCAGACTCTCCACCTCAATTACGAGGATTTTGAAATCGTTGCGCGTGTGGATGTCCTGTTGCGCTCGCAACGCCATTCTAATCACTTCCACTTCACGTGGAGTGAGGTCGAGCAGTAGGTTTGTGTTGGCGCTCATTTCTTCGCCTTCTTACGGATAACCTTAGCAATACGCAAGATGATTACGATACCGACTACTAGCAACACGCTACGCCATAAGACATACACATCACCGAAGTAAGATGTGAAGCCAATGCCATACTCGCTAACTTCTAGGTTTAGCAGTTCCATTTCATTTCCTTTCACTAAGTTGCTGTATGATTATCATACAACGTGCCTATCACGAGAATCGAACTCGTGGCTATGCCCAGCATAGGCTACCAGATGGTATTACTCAGCCCACTCCGAGTATTCGTCATCTTCGGTTTCAGATAAGATTTCTTCGAGGGAGATGTCTATGCCATAGGCATCTTCCTCTAGTAGGATTTCTTCTAGTTCTTCATCCGTAAAGATGTCGTGGGCAATTTCTAACGCCTCTAAGTCTAGGTCGCTATCGTGCATTTTCCTGCTCCATTCATTCATAGGTTTGCGCCCTGTCTAGGGCTTGGATGCCTTTGAGGCGTATAGCCTCTTTAGCCTTTACTTCATCCTCAATGTTCTTGAGGACATCTGCTCGGATAGCACCACGCGCTTCGGCGATAAGTGCTTCCATTTCGTCTAACTTCATTGTGCTATCCTTTCGTTTGAGTCTGTATGATTATCATACAAGGCTTACTGCGTAGTGCAACCTTCATACTCTAAGAGTAATCTAATCCCACCTAGAAGTCAAGCACCTTCAGAAACTATCTCTGTATGATAATCATACAAAGTGCGCTTCTGCCCAGTTCTAACTTCATAAGACTACTCTATCCTAATCCCTGCCATAAGGCAAGCATCACCAGCATTTATTTTCTGTATGATTATCATACGCTGGCTACATTGTGCGCTGGCTACGCCCTTCGCGTTCTATGCGCGGCGCGTCAAAAGTTTGTGTTGGTTTGTGTTGGCCGCTCCCCACGCGGTCGGGCGTGTCGGATTTTGGGCAGAAGAAAACCCCCGACCGATTTCTCGGTCGAGGGCTTCGGGTCTTCGGGCTTAGGCGGTCTTTACCATTGAACGCTTAGCGATTGGAACCAACACTTCGAGAAGTGCGGTCAAGGTCTGAAGGTCTGAAGTCTTCATCTCCTTTAGGTTCTTGAGGGTGCGAACTTCGAGGAGCGCTTGAGATACGATTGACTCGATTGACTTCGCGCTTACCTTCTCCGCCTTCGCGTTGGTGCGGGATTTCGATTGAGTTGGTGCGACCTTCTCCAGTTCGGCGATAGTTGAAGCGCCTTCTATAGCGCCTTGAGCGCCTTCTGCTCCGAACTCACGACCGACACGCTCCGAAAGTTTTAGGAGATTGGATACCGATTGCGCTTGAGCATCATCAACCTTGCCGACGATTTCGGAGAAGATTGCGAACCATTGAACGTGTGATTTTCTAATCGTTGGAGCGTTACCGATTTTTGAGGCCTCAACGATTGAGGCTTGAACTGTTCGGATTGAGGTCTTTCCAGTTTTTAGCATTTCGGCGATTTCGAGAACGAACTCGATTTCCCCGTCGTGATTTATGAGGTTTGAGTAAGCGCTAACGATTTCCGCCATTGGCACAATTTCGGTCTTCTCTACCTTGATTTTTGGTGCTGTCGAATTGTTAGTTGTTTTCGCTGTTTTTGTAGTCATTTTTTGTTTTCCATTTCTTGTGGGTATTGGCTCCTTGTGAACCAATAAGATAATTGAACCATACTTTCCGACATTTCAACACCATTTCGAAGAATTATTTTTTGAGCGTGTCTGTATGATAATCATACGAACACCTGTTCGAACGTTTGTGTTGGGCGACACGCCCGACCGCGTTGTTGGCTGTCCACAGGTTGTGGATAACCCTCTTGGATTTTGAGCCTATTCCCTTCCCCTGTGGATAACTTCTCTCCCTGTGGATAGTCGCATCATAGATAAATGGCTTGAGAGATAAATCAACTTATCTATTTATCGACAAATCGACAAATGACGACCGCAGGGTTATTTATTTTGCACCCCCACCCGTCTTATAGTATCCCATTATAATTTTCTGTTATATTTAGGGTGGGGATATATCTAATATGGGGGGATATATACGCTCAAATAAAATAAAACCTACTGCGATTGTTCGGTTTTACCTGTTTGAACAGGTTATCTTATATGTATATATAATTAACGGAGTCGCTCCGTTTAAGACTCCGCTCCTCCTATATATGATATATAATTTATTAATATGGGACAATACTGTCCGTTTAACCCAACCGTTAAAACGGCGTTATTAGGAGAGCAATGGGACGCAAACCAGGGGTACAATCTGTACCAAAGGACGAGGCGCAAGCCAAGGTCCTAGCCCTACTAGAACAGGGTGCTACTATCACTGCTGCTATGGCAGCCGTCGGTCGTCAGGATACCGCTTTTCGTCAGTGGGTTATGACAGATGAATCTTTTAAAGAAAAGTCCGACAAGGCTCGCCTTGCAGGCAAGGGCATCAAGGCTAATCTAGAAGAACTCAAAGACATCTCTTATGAAGAGTTCTCAATGCAGTTCCTTGATACCCAACTTTTTGACCATCAGTTAAACTGGCTGGACCTTATTGAAGGCCGTGAGCCAAGATGGCAACCTGCAGGTATGACCTACGAGCCAGGAGACCCAAAGCGCGTTCTTATTAACGTGCCACCTGAGCACGCCAAGTCGACTACCATTACGACTAATTACGTTTTACACCAAATCGTTACAAAGCCCAATACCCGTGTTATCATAGTTTCTAAAACTCAGGGTATGGCCCGCAAGTTCTTGGGTGCAATCAAAACCCGACTTAGCCATCCTGGTTATATGAAACTACAGACGGCCTTTGGCCCTAATGGTGGCTACAAGGCAGATGCAACACAATGGTCTGCCGATATGATTTATCTAGGCACAGGTCGTGACTCTGGCGAGAAAGACCCAACTGTCCAAGCCCTCGGGTTCGGTTCACAGATTTATGGTGCTCGCGCCGACTTGATTATCCTAGATGACGTGGTGATGGGTTCTAACGCCCACGAGTGGGAAAAGCAAATCGAATGGCTTCAAAAAGAAGTAATCACCCGCCTGGGGCGGCACGGAAAACTAATTATTGTAGGAACCCGTGTCGCGCCCATTGACTTATATAAAATGATACGCTCTGGCGACCAGTGGACAGGTGGAAAGACACCCTTTACCTACTGTGCTATGCCAGCCGTGCTTGAGTTTGACGAAGAGCCTAAGAAGTGGAAAACACTTTGGCCTGCGACAAACATACAAGAAAATGATATTGATGAGGTTTTAGATAATGGACTTTTTCCCAAGTGGGACGGACCTTCTCTCTTTAAGCGTCGCTCTGAGGTCGCCCCGTCAGTATGGGCTATGGTCTACCAGCAAGAAGATGTCTCGTCCGATTCCATATTCTCGCCAACAATTGTCGCTGGATGTGTTAACGGTATGCGAAAGCGTGGACCTCTTAAACAAGAAACTCCAGGACACCCCAAAAACTTAGACTCTACTTACACCATTATTGGCTTTGACCCTGCAGTATCGGGACGCTCGGCTTTTGTAGCAGTTACCTATAACCGCTCTGATGGTAGGGTGTATGTGCTTGACTGTGTTAACATGGTTGACCCAACACCTCAAAAAGAAAACGCACTTATCCACGAATGGGTGGAGAAGTACAAGCCTCAAGAGTTTAGAGTGGAAATCAACGCCCACCAGAAATACTATGCTATGGATACGGACCTTCGTAATTACCTAGCGCAGTGGGGTTGCCAATTAAACTCACACTTTACTGGTAAAAACAAGTGGGATACCTCATTCGGTGTAGCCTCTATGGCTAGCCTTTTTGGCAGCGAGCGCGATGGTCGTTTCCAAGATAACAACATTATTGAATTACCTTCCAACGAGGGCTCCGAAGGACTTAAGTCTCTAGTGCAGCAACTTATTACTTGGAAGCCAGATACCAAGAATCCAACCGACTGCGTTATGGCTCTTTGGTTTGCAATTATTCGCGTACGCGAACTAATGCAACGTTCTTCCAATGTAGGACAGTTTGCTCAAAATCGTTGGGCAACTCAAGCGCAAATCAGCCAACGTCAATCTATTAATTTGGATGAAGCATTCTCAAATCAATGGTCAGACCAATACAGTTAAGGAAATAAAATGGCAAAAAGAGATGTTAAAGTAATACCAGCATCAAAAGATACACAGGGAAAGATGGATGCTGTTCGTACTAAAGAAGGTTTAGCACGTCAAGAAAATTCTCGTATTAATAAAGCCGCACAAAGATTGCTTGATAAAACAGGTGTAGCGGTTGTAGACCAATCACGCGCTGCACGTACAACTGCTGGCATTACTGGTAAAGGTGGAATTAATGTTGGTAAAATGTTTAGAGGCGGCGGCGGCGCAGGAATGTTCGGCCTACCAAAGAATAAATAATTTTTTTAATCAATCGTTAGGACAATAATGGCATTATCAATAGAGCAGGTAACAGCACGGGTTGAATCCCTGCGTTACCGCAATCACGAACGTGATGCGCGTAACCTTGACGTACTTGCCGTCCGTAAAGGAAAGATTGCTCAGGTTTATCCTAACTTCTTTCCAGAAGGCGTTGATGCAAACGTAGTAGCAAACTTTATTGACATTGTTGCCCGCGACCTCTCTGAGGTTATGGCTCCTCTTCCTGCTGTTAACTGCTCTGCAGCCAGCCAGGTTAACGATAAAGCACGTAGTTTCGCAGACAAGCGTACTCGTATTGCCTCAAATTATTTCCAACATTCAGACCTTGCCGTACAGATGTACTCAGGGACTGACTGGTATGTAACCTATGGTTTCATCCCGTTCATGATTGAACTTGATGAAGAAAGTAAACTGCCACGTATCCGCATAGAAAATCCAATTGGGGCTTACCCAGAATTTGACCGCTATGGACGTTGCGTT